GGATGATGGCGAAGTGATGAAAGACCTAGAAGGTAATGAGATGAGAAATGAAGATGGATCAATTGCTATATTAGATGAAACAGGCTTGCCAGCAATTCAAAATGTAGGTGCAAAGCTTAAACGCGGTCAGAGAGTTGCAACAGTAATGAACTATCAATTGAATGAAGAAATTGAAAGTTTTGAAAAAGACATGGACGCATTGTTTGTAGCGTTAGCAACGCTCGGAATAATGTTTAAAAAGAATTATTATGATAATAATGACCAATGCATAAAATCAGATTTAATTTATCCCGACAAGTTAATCATTAATGATTTTGCCACATCTTTTGATGCACCAATTACACATATCATTGAAAAATATCCTCAAGATGTTGTTTCGTCAATTCGTAGCGGTGATTACATTGATTTTGATTTTAATCCAAAAGCACAAGATAGTGCATCTTTTGATAATTCTTTAGATGCTAACGACGAAAAACAAACAAGTGATGAAGCATCAGCGGGTTTAGTTATTTTTTTAGAACAACACAATTATTTTGATTTAGACAATGATGGTTATCCAGAGCCTTATATTGCAGTAGTTCACAAAGCTACTAACAAATTAATAAAATTAGTAAAAAGATTTAATGAAGAAGATGTTAGCTATAATAAAAAACAAGAAATAATTAAAATTAAACCTATAAAATTTTTTACCGCATATAACTTTATCCCATCACCTGATGGATCTTTTTACTCGATTGGATTGGGACACTTGTTATACAACATAAATTCTGCGATTAATTCAAATATTAATCAACTCAATGATGCTGGAACTTTACAGAATACAGGTGGCGGGTTTATTGCCAAAACATTGAATATTTCTGGAGGCATGAAACCATTTAAGCTATCAGAATGGAAAATGGTTGATTCTTATGGCGGAAGTATTCGTGATGCTATTGTTCCCTTGCCACACGCTGAACCATCGCAAACTTTATTTGTTTTAATGCAATTTTTAGTAAATGCAGGTAAAGAATTGGCTTCTTTAAGAGATGTATTGACTGGTGAAAATGCTGGAAATATTGCTGCTACTACTTATATGGGAATGGCAGAGCAAGGGCAAAAACAATTTAAGAGTGTTTTTAAAAGAATCTATAATTCACTAAAACAAGAAGTTAAGATATTTTACGAAATAAATTCAACTTATTTATCTCAAAAAAAATATTCTGAAATTTTAGATATTAAGTTAAATGAATCGCCAAATGTTAAAGAAGATTTTGATTTAAAAGGTTATGATATTGTCCCAGTTGTAGATCCTGAAAATGTGATTTCAATGCAAAAATTTGCAAAAGCACAATTTTTAATGAGCTTTATTAACTCACCTTATGTTGATCAAATGTTGTTGCATAAAACAGTTTTTGAAATAGCTGGTGTTGAAAATTTTGATAAATTTATTATTCAACCACAACCACAACCTGACCCTGCCGTTGAATTAACAATGGCGCAAGAAGAAACTAAGCGCATGCAAATACAAGCAAATGTGCAAATTAAATCTGCTGAATTAGAGTTAGAGCAAATGAGGCTACAAAAAGAATCGGCAAAAACTGATTCAGAGGTATTGGTCAATTATGCACAAGCGGGCAAATTGGTCAAAGATACCGAAATGGCAGAAACTAAAGAAAAATTAGATGTCTTAGATAACATGATTGATGCAGAATCAAGACAAAACGAAATGCAAGACCGCAAAGAAGATAGAAGATTTAAAGCGGCAGTAGAGCTAGCAAAGCTAGAAAATCAACAAGTTAAGGAAATTAAACCCGAAACTATTGATAATAATATTAATCAAAATAATGAGTAAATTATGAGTCAAATACAAATGCAAGAGTTAAAAGATTGGCTTAAAAACCCAGTTACTATTCAATTTAAAAATTATTTATCAAAGAAGCGTATCAATTTATTAAATAATGTTGCATACACTTATATAAATAATGGAAAATTTCAAAATGATATTGTTTTAAGTGCTTTTGGTGGTTGTGAAGCTATTACTGTAATTGACAATATATTAAATTCACAAGATCCTAAAGAGTTAGAAGAAATTTTAAAAGGTTTTGCAGGAGGTTTGAATGATTAATACTTCTGGTTACAGTGTTCCTGAATATAGAATCTTAATTTTGCCTGATGTAGTTGAAGAAAAAACTTCTGGTGGAATAATTATACCTGATTCATCAAGAGATGATATGCAGGGAGCTAAAACTTTGGCAACTATTATTGATATTGGTGAAAAAGCTTTTGATCAAGGAACTGATAGGGAATGGAAAAAAAAGCCAAAAGTTGGTGATAAAATTTTAATTCCATCTTATGAAGGTTATAGATTAAGCAAAGATCAAACTAAAGATGGTAAAGAATATAGAATTATTCTTGACCGTAATATTTTAGCAATTCAAATTAATGAGGAAATATGCAAGTAATTGATCGTTCTGAAGAAATAGATATTGATATTGGTTTAAATTCACAAGAACTCGAGCCAAAAGTTGAGGAAAATAAAAACTTATCTTCTAATCCAATTCTAAAAGAAATGGAAGAAGAAGAAATTGAAAAAGACAATAATCTATTTGAAAAATCAGCAAAAAGTGAAGAAAGAGCTTTTTATGAAACTTTAAGTGATACAGAAAAAGACGCTTGGGATCGTGGCTGGAGAACTGGCAAATTTTTTAAAGGAAGATATAAAGATGGAACGCTAAAACCTCATAAAACAGCACAAGAATTTTTAGAAGTTCAGGAAAAAGAAACTCCCGTATTAAATGAAAGAAATCGAAAACTAACTGCTGAAAAAACAGCGTTAGAAAAACGATTAGAAGATATGCAAAAACAAATGGAAGTTATTTTAAATGTCCAAAAATTTGCATATGAAGATAACAATCAAAAACGGTTTCAATCTTTAGATGAGGCAGAAGAAAATGCAATTTTAGAGGGTGATGTTGCTAAAGTTAGAGCAATTCAAAAACAAAGAAACGAATTAGAAAAAAATAAAATTTCTTTTACCGAAAATAAAATTGATGAAAACATTCAAGAAGAGCCAAAATCACAAATACAGCCTGAAGATAAAAAAATATTTGATAATTGGACTGCCGACAATACTTGGTTTCATCAAGACAAAGTGATGCAAGTGATGGCTGCTACATATTTTGGCGAATTATCCGAAAGAATACCTCTTCAAGAAAGGTTAGAAATGGTCACTGAAGAAGTGGAGAAGCGTTTTAGCGATAAATTAAATAGAGCTAGAGCTCCAAGTGTAGAAAGTGGTAAAAGAGGTATTAATGTAGGAAAAAAACAATATACTTATAATGATTTGCCTTTAGATGTGCGTCAAACATGTCAATATTTTGCAAAGAAGCACAATTTTACTGCTACGCAAATTAAAGATATGCAACAAAACGCCATTAACGACTATTTTAATAATTAATAATTGAGAAAATTTATGACAGACAAAAACATTGATTCAAACAGAGAAAGTTCAAAACAACATGCTCAAGAAAGAGTATCTAATAAGGATAATAGAGAAATTAGACCTACTAATCGTGATATGGAAATTGTTAAATTACCCGATGGAAGAGAATTTATTAGAAACCCGCGTTCACATTTAAAAAGACATGGTGCTTTATCAGATTTGCCAAAAAAAGCAGGTTATATAAGGCGTTGGGTTTCTGGTAACATCCCTAATCGATTACAAGATTTAATTGATTTAGGATATAAACCTGCTACTGATGAAAATGGATTAGAAATTGCTCCAATCAGAGGTGGTCAAAATAAAATGGGCGAAACATTTATGCGTTATGCCATGGAAATTTCTGAGGAAATGAACGAAAAAATACAAAGAGATAATCAAATTAAAATAGATAATCGTCAACAAGAAAGCATTGACAAACTTGCAGGAAGAGATCTTGGCATGGGTTCAATGACTTATGTTGCGAAAGATGAAAAAAAATTAATTAAATAATTAAACATTTATGACAAATTCAAATACTCCATACGGCTTAATACCCGTTAAGAACTCTCCTTTTGTGGAGATTCCTAAAAACTATTACTACATCCCAGCTAGTTATGCAACTGCATTATTTATTGGTGATCCAATTGTAAAAACTGGAACATCTAATACAGCAAATGTTTTGACTAGTGGAAGACAATTTGCCGCAGGTTCTTTACCTGAAATTAATAAAGCAACGGCTGGTGATGCTAATAAAATCACTGGTGTTATTATTGGTTTCTTGGCTAATCCACTTAACCTAAACTCAGTTTACAATCCAGCTTCAACCGAAGCAGTAGCTATTGTTGCCGACAGCCCACTTCAAGAATTTGAAATTCAAGAAGAAACTGCTGGCACTGCTTTGGCAGCAACTGCTGTTGGCTTAAACGCTAATGTAGTATTTGCTGAATCTGGCTCAACTGTCACTGGCTTGTCTGGTGCAGAATTGGACACTTCAACTCCCGCTACCGATGCAACTTTCCAACTTAAAATTTTAAGATTAGTTGATGCTCCTGATAATGCTATTGGTCAACACGCTAAATGGCGCGTTAAAATCAATAACCATACAGAAGCAAACGTAACTAGTGGTATCTAATATTAATTACAAAAAATATAAATTATGTCTATTATAGTAACAGGAACAATTCCAAAAGCTCTTAAACCAGGAGTAAAAACTTATTGGGGAGCATACACCGAGGATGATCTTTTAGCATCAAAACTTGTCAAAATGGAGTCAACAGACGAACAATTTGATGAAGATGTTTTAATTTCGCCTTTTGGTCTTTTAAAAACTAAAAACGAAGGTGCTGGTGTTGATTATGATTCAATGTCGCAAGGCTATGTATCAAGATATCAACAAAGAACTCGTGCATTAGGTTATCAAGTTTCTTGGGAAGCTCGTAAATTTAATAAATATCTTAATGTTGTATCTAAAGGTAACGAATATTTAGCATCTTCACTTCGTGAAACTAAAGAAGTCGATGTTGCTGATTTATTCAATAACGGCTTTGATTCAGGCTACACTTTTGGTGATGGTAAAAAGTTTTTTGCAACTGACCATCCAAGTCGTGCAGGCAACTTTTCTAACACTCTAGCTACTCCTTCTGACTTATCAGAGGAAGCTTTGGAAGAATTGTGTATTCAAATTAGAGAAACTAATAACGATAGAGGAATCAAAGCTAAAATTAAACCAATTTTATTACAAGTTCCATCAGCTTTAATGTTTGAAGCTACTCGTATTTTAGAATCTCAACTTCGTGTTTCAACTGCTAACAACGATGTTAATGCTTTAAAATATATGGGTTTGTTTTCAGGTGGAATTTTAGTTAATCCTCATTTGACTTCCGACGACGCTTATTTTATTAAAACAGATGCTCCAGAAGGTGCTAAAATGATCACTGCAGTTCAGGGTGAATTTAGCAACGATGGTGCTTTTGAATCAGGAGATCATAAATATAAAATTATGACTTCTTATGCAGTAGGCGTTACTGATCCTCGTGGCTATTTTGCTTCACAAGGCGTTTAATCCTTTTAACTGTTGTCCTATTGGGTAAAAGGGAGTGAAATTCTCCCTACAACTAAATTTATACATATTATGCCAACTACAAATTTTACTAAAGGCGTTAATAACATTACCGCTCAAAACATTTTGGGACAAATGATCCAATTGGATCCAACTCAAATGCATACTTATTTTGATGATTTTGATGAATATCACGCAGTCAATTGGACAGTTACAGAAACACAAGCTGGAGCAACACAAGCTTTAGCTAATGTTGATGGTGGCGTTCTTTTGCTTACTAACAGTGCTGCAGATAATGATTTAAATGCTTTACAAAAAGTTGGTGAATCATTTAAATTTGAAGCTGGCAAAAAATTATTTTTTAAAGCACGCTTTGCTGTTTCCGATGCAACTGAATCAGATTTTGTAATTGGTCTTCAAATCACTGACACAACTCCTTTAGCTGTAACTGATGGCGTTTATTTTAGAAAAGATGATGGCGATGCTAATTTAGATTTTGTTGTTGTTAAAGATTCAACTGCTTCAACCGCTACTGCAATTACAACCGTTGCTAATAATACTTATTTAACCGTAGGTTTTTATTATAATGGTATAAATGAAATTGTTTATGCGGCATCTACAAATAATAATAATCCAACTATTCTTGGCAAATTAGCTGTAACCAATTTACCTGACGATGAGGAATTAACAATTTCTTTTGGTATTCAGAATGGAGAGGCTGTAGCTAAAACCATGTCTATTGATTATATTTTTGTATCAAAAGAAAGATAGGAGCAAACATGCGTAGAATTGAAGTTAAAATGGATTTAGCTGATGTTGATCCTAATGGTGTTTTTGAAAATCAAACATTAGGATCTGCGGGTAATTTTAATTTAAATGGAATTGGAGTTACAAATAGTGAATGGGTAAGTCCTGATGGTTTTGCTAAAAAAATTGGTTTTAGTTCTAGTGGCAACATATCTAGTGTTAATTTTGTTATATCTGGTTATGAAGACAAAAATAAAACTATTGCAATTAGTGAAACTATAGCTGGACCAAATGCAAATACTGTAGAAACTACTAACTATTTTTATTCTATCCAAACTATTTCAGCAAGTGGAGCGGTTGCAACAAATGTTGAAGCTGGTCCAGTTGATGAAGCTATTTCTCAAATAATTCCTATAAAAAGGACATTTTCTGATAGAAATGAACGAATTACTGGTTTGACATTTATAAAAACGGGGACTATAAATTATACAGTTCAACAAACAAATGACAATGTTCAATCAAAAGATGATAGAACATTTAATTGGTTAAACTCAGATGATAGTAATGTTGTAAATGCAACAACTTCTAAAAATAGTAATTATACAACTATGCCAATGGCTATGCGTGTTAAAATTAATTCCTATTTATCTGGTGCCGAATTATTAATACAAGTTAATTAATATGGATTATTTAGTAATATGCGACAGAACTGGCTTCAAAAAATGGCGTTCAGAATGTCAATATGAATGGGACGGAAAATTAGTTTGGAAAAAAGTTTGGAGGAGAAGACAACCTCAGGATACTGCGATTGTTTATCCTCCAGCTCAAAAAATTGTTGACTCTAGACCAGAAACAAAAGATAATTTTATTAATGTTCCAACACCTAATTATAATTAAATATGTCTAAAGGTTTATATGCAAATATTCATGCTAAAAGAAAAAGAATTGAAGCTGGTTCTGGCGAAAAAATGCGTAAGGTAGGAAGCAAAGGCGCACCTACTGCTAAGAATTTTAAACAATCTAAAAAGACTGCAAAAAAATGAAAAAAAAATCAGTTAATTTAAGCGTTGGACGCGGTGAAAAATCCAAAAGCGGAGGTCTTACTGCAAAAGGTAGAGCTAAATATAATAGAGAGACAGGCAGTAATTTAAAAGCTCCTGTAAGTAAAAAGAGTGCAGAAAAAAGTCCTAAAGCTGCCGCTAGAAGAAAATCATTTTGCGCTAGAATGTC